TACAATTTCCCAAGACGTGCCTGCTGTGGCCGTGTTTTTCCATAAGACAAACTCGGGTGAAATACCCAGATTATCAAAAACCCCGTCAACGTTTGAATTGCCCGTATGGCTGAAAATCTTGATGAAGTCGCTTTCTGCAAAAATGTAGGCGACATAAGTCGCAGCATTCACATTCACGGAGCCGTCCGTGCCAAGTGTTATTAACTGCGAGGTTGGCTCTATATTATTCCATACGGTCGCTACAGTTTGAACTGCGCCAGTTGTTTCTAACGATAGATGGTGAGTAGCGCCGAGTGAGGAATGGTAAACAACCCACCCCCAAATAGTATCTAAGCGCTTAACAAGGACCATCCCAGGTTTCTTACCCAAGGAATGCGGAATAGTCGCACCCGCCACGCCACTACCAGTGTATGTCACAATGCTCATTCCGAGGTCAGCATTGTAAACCTCCTTGACCGGAGTGATCGTTGGGGAACCAGCCCAGCCGCTTATTCGTGAGTTGGGAAGAAAGGCGCACCATGCGACATAAGTCGCCCCACTCGTGTTCTCTCCACCGCCGCTGCCTAACGTGAAACCGTCCGCATCAAATGAGGCCAGAAATTCTGTGTTGGTCACTTCTAAAGCGGTAGCATCCGTCCAAATTGCCTTTGTGGCTCCACGAGCCGCGTCGTAGACCCCATTGCTCAACAAGTTAGAACGTGACTTAGCCCAAACAAAACCTGGTTGAAAGCCAACACCCGTAACAGGATTCCCACCAGAACCAATCGCAACACCATTACCCGTATACAGCATAGTCTTAAAGTGACTATCGACATTCTTATCCGTCGCCACCATTGCGGGGAGGTTGTCGGTAGATAAGCTTAAGAAATTAGCCGAGGGCGCTTCAAAAAAATCGTCGGCATTAAACGCGGCGGAAACTTTAGCGCCACTTGTAAGCGCTACATCTATGAAGGGTGCCCACGAGATACCTGTCGGTGGGGTCATCGTCCCTTGCGATACATTGTTCTTGAAAAACTCTAATGAGTTCGCCGCCACGTCAAATTCAGCGCGAATAATATCATTCACAGCACCCCACGTCGCACCAAAGGCCGACCAGACCCCATTGTCACCCTTCTGGCCCGTGTCGGAGCGGTAGACAATGGCATCGTTTGAGTTATCGACTGGCGGGGTTATCGTGGCGTCTTTGTTTTTCATGCCCATTATGAAATACGCGCCTGTGGTTAGCACCTTAATCATCCACACCCATTTCCCCTCAGAGGGAATGTACAAGGTAGCCCTTGTGTACCCGGCACCAGTTCCGCTTAACGTCACATCACGATTACCGTTCGACATGACATGAACACTTGCACCGGGGGCGTTATCTAGAGGGTTCCACGTTGCCGCAACATTCGTCGGCGTACTGGTGACTTGCGTTGCCCCCGCTGTAATCGTCCAGTGGTTACCATGACTAGACGCATCTGCACCGAGATCGGCACCGATAGAGCCGACGCCAGCAACCGCAAAGTCCAAATAACTATCCACCGCCCCGTATGTGCCACTAAAGGATTTAGCTATGTAGTTTGGGGTTTCAGTACTTAGTTCACAGAAGTCGGTTCCGGCTAATGCTTGGTTATCTATTGCATAAAGAGCAGCCATGTAGGATGAGTAATGGTAGGTGTTATAAACACCACCAAAACGTCCAACCTCCGTTGGGTATGCGGAACCGTTAATGTAACTGGCATAAGAGGCAGTCGGATAAGTCTCTATGTCAAAATCAGTGACGCGGGTTGTTCCGATATCTATACGCATACGCTCTGATGGTGTTACGTTGGCGCTGTCATAGGTGAACGTAAGGCGCATCCATCCGATGCAATCTCTAAAAACTTGAGTTGTTTTAATCTCGGCAACTGCTACACCCAAACGAACGAGCTGCCAGTAAACTTGGCCGCCAACCAGATAGATCAGGTCAAAGTATTCACCAGACGACGGATGGTTAGATGAGATTAGCGCCTGTGTCGCGGTTCCCCCGTCTAACAGTACATCGACACTGTACGTCCATTTTGTATCTGAACCGTTTACAGCACGTGAAACGTACCCCGTTGAGCCATCAAACAAGGCGGCATTTTTAATTCCGTATTGGCCCAGTGGACCAATCAGGTGCGGTGCGAGGATCATGCCCATGTCGGCCTCCTTCTATTCAAATGTAATTTAAGCGAGCACGCTTTTGAGGGTGAAGCGCACGCCTTGGCCTTTGCTGATGATGCCAATCTGAGTGACTTTGAAGGTCAAGCGATCACCGGAAGCAAACGCGGTGGTGGCCAGCGTCCCCGCCGTCAACGTATTGGTTGCGACAGCAAACTGAGGCTTGACCGAATAAATCGATACGCCGTTCTTTTCGATGTCCAAGACGGCGGCCTGTCCGGCGGTGGCGACATCGATGTATCCCGCTTCACCGGTCACCGTGATCGGGCGGGGTACCACCAATTCACCGTAGGTCTGAGGGATGATATTTTCAGCGGTTAGGGTGCTGTCAAACCCGGCGATGAAGGCAACGTCGTAGGGTTTGGCGTTGTCACTCAATTCCGCCACACCGATGGGGGCGACCAACCCAACCCCGGCGGCGAACCAAGTGTCGGGGGCGGGCGTCGTATCCAAAGTGATGACAGACTGGCCGTGGGCAACCGAAAATTGCCATGTGGTTGCGCCGTTGATGGTGTCTAAGCCTGCACTATTCACGATAATGGCATTGTTGTCGGCACTGGTCTTACCAAGGGCGATACGAAAGCCATCCGTAGCCGTAGCCCCATCTGGCAAGGTAACCGTCACGTTGCCGAGCGTCGTGTCGATTAGAAATTGTTTGCCGTCATCCGTTGCCAGTACGGCGAAGTCAGCCGACTTCGTTGCATTAGATGCATATAGGTTGCTCGCCGCCGCCGTCGCCGCCGCCGTTGCTGAGTTGGCGGCAGCCGAAGCACTCAAAGCGGAGTTCGTTTCTGATGAGGCGGAATTCGTAGCCGATGTAAGAGCATCGGTGGCAAAGGTCTGCGCGCTGGAAACCTGGTCGATAGTCGGTCCGTTGACAAACCCTGACGCCGCACCGTTCCATGCCAATACCGTATTGGCTTCGGGCGACGGCAAGGTGATATCTGGGCTTGATGGATCCGTTACCGCCATTTGCGCGGACCGAGATTGATCGTTGGCCACTTGTTGTAAGGACGCCGTCAAGTAATCCAACTCGTCATTGATAACCTTGGACCTAAATTCACCAGATTCTTGAAAATCACTGACGCGCTGAATAGCGACGCGACGCGCCAAAGTGACGGTCACAGCCGCAGTTGGGGCGGTGGCGAATGTGACGCTGCCGCCGGAACTGACGCCGGCACCCGCCACCGTGTAGCCGGTGCTTTGCTTAGCATTGTCTAAATAGACTTCTAAGTCTGCATCTTCGAAAATTGGAAACGGGTACGTGAATAACGTCTGCGTGCCGTCTGCCGTATATTGCAGGCGCGGCGTGACATCGCCAATTTGAATGTGTGTGGGCATGGGGGGCTCCTTGCATGAAAAAGCCGACACGCTGTCGTTCGGCGTGTCGGCTTAATATTTTGGTGGGGCTGACGTGTAGATCGTCAATCGGATGAAATGAGTTTATCCAAATTGTTTGGAACGGCTTTGGAGTTTTTCGACAGCAGGTTTGTGCCATATCCAATGGACAATCCGTCTCGCGAAATAGTGCTGAGACGGGCGCGGTCTGCGGCTTCTGAGTCTGATTTAAGCTCCATGCCTTTCAATATGGCCGCAGACGAACCATCGCCCGAACCAATACCCATGGCTCCAAATTTTGCGACTTGTGAAGATTGTTGGCGCTTTAGGTTTTGCGCGCGCACGCGCTCATCAGCAGCCTGCTGTGCGTTAATCCTGTCCACGTTGTTTTGGTATTGCTGGTTCGCAGCACTATTCGTAGTGTTAGCATTGCGTTTTGATACGGCTGTGCCTGCGGCGAGTGGCGCGAGTGTGCTGGAAAATGCCAGCGGGGTTACGGCTCCCATGAGTTTTGCTCCTTGTTTAGGGGGGTAAGAACGTTAACCGTTCAAACTGATTTCGCTGGCCACCGCCAACAAGGTGAAGGGCGTCGGCGTATCTTGTTCGATCCGCCACAACGGCTCCACGCTGCCGGGCTGCCACCCGAAGGCACGCACGATCTTGTCACCCGTAAAGGCTGGAACGGGCTGATCTAACACACCCGGTCCAAAGCGTTTGAAGGGAACTTCGTGAAATCCATTGCCAACGTCTAAACGCAATGTGGATGAATTCTGCACCCGAAATGTAAAAGATACCGGGCGGTAATGTCCGCCGAGCGTACCGCCACCAGATGATGCGATGGTCGGTGGTAGGGGTTCAATGGTGTGTGTGTAGCCCAAACCGATTTCCACATCATTTGCAGGTTCGGCCAACGCAACCGCGCCTGCGCTGACCACGTGATCGTCAACAGGGGCGCCATCGGCAACAACTTTTACCGTTTGGCCTTCCAAATGATCCAATCCGGACCATGTAGATTTAGCTGTTACAGACGTCCCCTTTAATCCGGCATCGACGTTAAAGGTGTCGTCGAACACCTCGATCATGAATACGCCCCCCCGGTTGACAAGGACGTAGGCCTCGTTGCCAACCAAGGCCACCGATAGGAAACTGCCCGTCGTCAATTGACGTGTCCAAGCCGTAACTTTTTCACGGCGAAACAGTGTCAGCGATGCCATGCCGCCATCGTTCATAACGATATGCAGGTGACGGCGGGCCTGATCGTAATCTTGATCTACCGGTGTATCGACCATATGTCGTGCCAGCATTGCCAAGTCACCGGCCTGATAGGCCTGTTCCACATCGGCAAAGAGAAACTCCCGCAATTCATCGCCGATTCGCGATACGAAGAGTGTCGCACCATCGACATCGCAGGGGCGCACCGTGCGATCAAGCGGAGAGCCAACGCGTGTTTGGCGCTTGAGCTGAATAATGCTTGGCGTCAACGGTTCGCCCGAGACCATCCATTCCGCCCCCGAGGTAAAGACCTGCAGGTGACGCCCGGAAAACACGGCACGGATTGCATTAACCTGATCGGACAGAATGGCGAATTCAATTGATTCATCGTCCAGGCCTGTACCCAAATCGAAATTATAAAGATCTGAAGATTTTGACATCCATAGACGATTCGGAAGATCTCGCGATCCGCCGATAACCAAGCGATCTTGATGAAAGCATACCGCCGTCGGCCATCCGCGCACGGCGGAAAAGGACTGTTCTTCCCAGTCCTTGGTTGCCGCGGTGGCAACCAAGGACTGCTTAACAACAGCCGTCGCCGACGTCGCACTGGACACGGCGGTGATTTCGACTTCTTTACCTTGCAGCCGAAACCGTATGCCCACATGGCCGGTGAGATCAAATACAGCGGCGGATGCCGTTAGGGTTATTGTACCCGTCAAAGCACTTGCGGCCATCGTTACCGTGTCATCCGCGAATTTATGATGGGGCTGATATATGACGGTGTCTTTTTCATGATAGACCCAGTCCGATACCGTCCACGCCGCAGCGGCGTCGCGCGTGATTTTTTTTGGGGCCACTTCCGGGTGGCACACCAATAACGTATCGGCGCTTTGCACCCAGTTTATGGATTTGATTTGCGCCAGGGTCCACGGTGTCGAAGTGATGGTGGTGATTTTTACGCCATTCTCATACACATCAATGGCGGTTTCGCGAAACACCATTAAATAGACTTGCGAGGTGTTGAATTCAAACGACACCAGACGGCCCTCGGTCGGCACGGTGTCAACATAGCGCAGTCCCGCGCGGCGATAGATTCCACCGGTGGGCATGACGAAAATATTACGCAACTTTCCGGCCCCATTGTCATACGCCGTCAAATCGCCACGTCCCGCCAGCTCGGTCGAAACTTCGCCGGCTGTGAAGCTTGTTTTGAAGCTATGAATACGTGCCATCACTGTCGCACTCCGATAAGGGTGAAGTCTTGAAAGGCGAGCGGTGTCTGTTGCTGTGAATCGATCAACCGCGCACGCTTGAATTCGTTTTCCGCAATTTTGAGCAAAGCCTCGGAGCGGCTGGTGCTGTCGGTTAAAGGGATGCAGAATTCCGCAGCCAATCGCGCGATCAGCGTTTGGTCGAAGAACGGTGGAAATTCAGATTCAGCTGGACCGAAAATATAACTGAGCACCACCTCGGACGAGGACGTATGTAAGCGGCGTTCTTGAATGCGGTAATCCAAACCACGCCCCCGCCCCGCACCCGCCGATAACGCGCGCAAGAAATCTGCGGGCAGTTGATAGGCGTAGGCGTAATCCGCAAGGGGTTCGGCGTCGAGACGCGGAAGCGTTACCTGGGCGGTGGCAAAGCTCCATGGATGCGCCGACAACAGGGCATCGCGGATGGACTCATAAAGATTCCCCGCGACTTCCGCCTCGGCGGTGCCTTCGTCAAACGATGTAATGGACCGACACCCAGTCTTCAGCAACGCACGCGAACACAGCGCAATTGAACTCAACGCCATTTTAGGTCTCCTTTTCTGAAAGCATTACACTCAATTTGGTTAATCTATGAACACGCGGCCCCAACAAGAGTGGCCGCGCCGGATACAAATCAACCTAAAATCAGTTAATAACAATTAAATTTAATAATTACAGTATGTTAATTGAGATAAGGGGCGGCGCAAACCGCCCCCTTCCCAAGGTTTGTAGACCACAATCAGTCGAAGTCGGCCGTACCGATGGCGGTCATGTCGGCCGCGTCAACCACACCAAATGCATTGGCGTTGATCAAGTACAGGCCGGAACCCGGCACACCGTCCGTATCCACGTTGGCGATCACAATATCGCCCACGCGCACCATGTCGGACGCCGCGTTAAAGTAACCCGTCGTATCCACGTCAATGGCGAGATCGATGGTGGTGTAGTGCCAAAGGGTAAACCCGTTGGCGTAAGCGAGGACGCTCAGGTCCTTAGATGCATAAGCCATGCTGTGCTCCTTAAACTTCCAGGCAGCGCATGGAGATCACACCGGAGGTGTCGATCAGGCCAGCGCCCTGGCTCATGGAGTTATTGACAAAGTGCGCGGCACGATCACCGTGCCACGTGATGTCGGTCTTCAGCTCCGCACCTACGGCATGGCCCACGGCGGTCTTGTGGTACCAATAGCAGTGGCGAATGTTGGTGGCGTCTTTGGTCAGCCCCGAATGCGGCATCCACAGTGCACCCAACCAGCGTTTGGCCTGGGTACCCTGCCAAGGCAGTTGCTCCTTGCCGATGTAATCGGCATTGGCAAACTCCTGAATGCTAAGCAGTTCGGACCACTGCTTCCAACCGACCACGGCATAACGATCACCGTCATCGGGAACGTCGGATTCGCCCAACATTTCAAACGCGGTAAGCACCTTGGCTTTGGTCAAGCCGTCGAGGCCGGTACCGGAATAGTTGGTGGACTTGTCGAGTTCGGTGATGAGCAGTTCGTCGGTCTTGCGACCCAGTGCATAGGCACCGGCGCGCGCGACCACTTGCTGCTCGTTGATGTTGGTCTTCAGTTCGTCCAGTTGGTCAACCCAATCACCGGCGTAGTAGTCGTAGAGGTTCACCTCTACCGGCGTGTGATCGACCGACATGACGGCGACTTTACCGTGACGCGCCTTGGTGCTCGCGGTGCCCTTGCCGACCTTTTGAAAGGTGGACGAGGACCCGACGATACCGTCCTTGGTGCGCACGGTGTTGCGCAGTTTAGAACCCATCTGCTGATACTGCAGATGGACTTCCGCCTGGAAATGACGAACGAAGGACTGTTCGACAGATGTCGACATGTCATTCTCCTTATTCTTGTTGAGGGGTTGTGAATGAATGCGCGCCCATGCCTGGGTTATGGCGGACCACCTAGGACCGGTCCGCCGCCCGGATAGGCACGCGAAGCCCTCCGGGCCGCGCACAAAAAACCGGGCCTTTTGACAAAGGCCCGGCAGCGCGGTTATCCGGTCGGGGGAAACGATGTGGTGTTGAAATCACCTAAAGAATAAATGTGTTTTGATCTTGAGTTCCGTTGCTTGGGCTACGCCGTCCAGCTTAGTGTTGTCCCGCATGATTAGGCGCGATACGATCCCGGCATGATTATTCGGTTTCCGGTTGTCCTGTTTTTATCGATTTTACTTGTGAGCCAAGTTGCTCATGGCGGCGAGGCCGAAGATGCGCGCGTCGAGCAAGGCGTCGCCCTGTATGACGACGGCAAATACGCCGAAGCCAAAGCCATCCTGTTGCCGCTGGCCGAGTCTGGGCATCCCAAGGCCATGAATATGGTGGGACGCCTGCATGATGGGACGCCCGTATTTCCCGACGACCCCGTGATTGAGTGCGATTGGTACGAACGTTCCGCCGAGGCGGGGTATGCGTCGGCTCAATCCAATTTAGCAAAGTGCTTTGATTTGGGTAATGGCCGACCAAAAAATATTGAGCAATCCTTGCTTTGGGATGAACTAGCCGCCAGCCAAGGCAACAAATTATCTCAGGCTGGTTTGGCGGGGTATTACGTGAAGCGGGATCGAGATAAATATTTGTATTGGGGGCAAAAAGCCGCCGCCAATGGCAGTCGTGCCGTTATGGGTTTGATGCTGCTGAATGGCGATGGCGATTTGGTCCCGGATGCCAAATATTCGGATGTTGCATGTGTTGTCGTTATGATTGGTTGGCTAGGTTATCCTTCCGACTATTGCGATTAAGTTATTTTGCCTTAGGTCTACTTGGCTTGAGCTGCCCACCCACATCCTTCACCACCCCGTCGACACCCATTTCGATGCCTTGCGCGCCAAGGAACTCGGCCACGCGTTGGAGTTCTGTACCGGCCATTTTGGCGAGGTCCTTGCCAAGTGTCGCCTTGACGACGTTGTTCACCTCTTTGAGGCCCGTTCTCGTAATCTTACCGCCAAGCACATGCGTCAGACCCACAACCGTCGCCCCGAGCCTTTGCGCCGCAGGAGACAGCCCCATGGCGGCGAGTTCAGTCGCCGCCTCGCCCGCCCGTCTTCGGCGCGGACAGCAACGATTGGCGGATTTTTTCCGCCGCCTGTTGGGCCTTAGCTTGTTGAGCGGATTGCGCCTTCGCTACGTCGGCGGGGTTGTTCATACCCTGCTGGCCGACGGTACCCGACAAGGGTTGCTCACCCACATCGGCGGTTTTTGATCTTGGGTTCGCTGCACGGGTTCTGGGGCAGATTTGACCGCGGTCCACGCTGCTTTGCGGGCATCGGCGGACAAGGAGAAATCCGCTCCGAAAGCCTCTTAAAAAATTTCGTAATTTACAGCAAGCAGCCGGAATGTTTGACTAGCCAACAATGATCAGCGTGACGTTACCGTTTTCGTCCACAAGGCAAGGACCCGATTGATCCTTCGAAACGCCCTTGCCACGGCCAATCAACGTTCCATCTTTCCATTCGCCTTCGCATGAATCTCCTTTGGGGTCGATGGCAATGCCGGGACCGTGAGGACGGCCCTTCTCGAACATGCCCTCGTGACGGTGTCCCGTGTCATAAACCTGAATGCCCTGGCCGTGCATTTTGAAGTCAAAAATTTCACCCGTGTATCTGTACTTTTCCTTGCCCTCGGATTCCATAATCGCCGGACCAACGACTTCAAATTCATCGAAGGGGACAGCAACAAGGCCCTTAAAAACGCCGACGATACGAATCTTGAAGTTGAACTCTGGCAGGCTCCATTCCAAAACGCCGGCCCCATCAGCCTGCGAATTTTTAAACTCGCCTTTCAAGGTGATCGCGTCTTCCAGCGTATACACCCCTAAACCGTTCATTCCCCCATCCTTGAACATGCCCGCGTAAGTCGTATCAACGATTTTTAACTCACCGTATCCATTGAACCTGGAATTTTCAAGCCAGCCTGAATACTGAAAAGAATCACCTTCTTTATATGTGCCAAGCCCAACTGAATGGCCATTTCTAGTTTCACCCTTGTATTCATACTGACGGGGACCGTCACCATCATCTCGCCAACTGCTTTCCTCGATATACCCACTCAAAACCCCGTCTTCGTATGTTCCTAAAATTGTGCTTTCACCCAAATCGGTTTTGAAAGTCATGGTCCCCTTGCCTTGAACAAAACCGCTCGAGCACTTTCCTATCCATCGTGAGTGGGTCGCATTATCGTCGTCCTGATTAAGGTATTTGCAATTGGCGTGGTTTTCCACCGAATGCCAAGATCCTGGATAGTGCTCAGCGTTAGCATTGAAGGCGGGAACAAACATCACCATAAAAACAATGCAGAATATCCTTTTGCGCAAAATTCTTATTTTATGCATGTCACGCCCCATCAATACGACCACTAAGCCCAACTAGAACGGATATGATTATCTGTACAACCAGACCGTTATGCAAGCTAACCGTTTCCGCTCATGGTGCATCACTTTCGAGGACGGCAATCGCTTCATTGAGATACCTCAGTTTCATAAAAGCGGTTCTGTTCTCATTTTTTCGGATCGTTTTTATTTTTTCTCTGCGCTAATCCCATATATGCGGTTTCTGACTTTTTACAAATTCATCAATCAGATTTTGTACTCGTGGGGTTGGCTTTAGGTCTGGCTGGCGCGTTCTGGGTCTTGTTTTCTTTTCCTCGCCAACCTTTGATGCCGACTTCGCCACGTCGGCCGGAACATTCTTACCCCGCAGACCGACACCACCTGACAGGGCTTGCTCGCCCACGCCGGCGGCTTTTTGGTCTTGGGTTCGGGGCGTAGATGCAGGGGCAGGTTTGACCGCGCTCCACGCCGCTTTGCGGGCGGCGGCGGCGCTCATTGTGGCGCCTGTTGGATGCTTTAGGATTCTTGCGCGGCCTTACGGTATTAGTGACTTAATTAAGTAAACGGCCACCTTAATTGGGGGGCAGCGGAGCTACCCTAGGTCAGATTTTTATTGAGCTAGTCGGTGAAGTCGATGTTGCCGTCGCCATTCATGGTGCATGTCCGGCGCAGACCCTCGACCCAGCCCTCGCCGGTGCCGATGAGCTTGTTTTCCGCCCATTCGCCTTCGCAGGACATATTTCCGGCAAGGTCCAAAACACCGTGACCGTGCCGTTTATCATCCTTAAATTCGCCTTCATAGCGGTCTCCATTGTCAAGCTCCTCCACGCCCTGGCCATGCGGTTTGCCTTTTTTAAACCCACCGAAATATCGCCAACCCTCGCCATACGTAATGGTACCGTGGCCTGAAAGAGTCCAATCCTGGAATTCTCCATCAATTGTGGTTCCATTCCCTAGCTCCAGCCTTCCTTCACCATGCAAAATACCGTTTGCGAAATTGCCCGTGTATACGCCCATGTCTCCGAATGGTATCCGACCGTAGCCGTGCGGGACACTGTCCTTGAACTGACCGTCGTATCTCATATGGGTGGGTTCAGATTGCTCCCCAAAGTCACTCTCCAGGACGCCGTCGCCCTGCAGCTTTCCTTTGACGAAAGAACCTTTGAGAAGAAAATTGTCGGATTTCATCAAGGTCCCCGGCCCATGGATGCGATCATCCACGCACGCGCCCGTCCAGGTGGCTGAAGAGTGGCCGTCGTTTTTTTTGGTTTTAACAAGTTCCGGGGGTATCCAAAAACCGCAATCATTAACACGGTCCCACCGCCCTTGGAGGGATTCGGCCCACACCGAAGGGGCCGACAATATCCAGACGAGAATAACAATGCCGCTTATAGGAAAGTACCGATTGCTCATTACAACAGACATGCCATTCATTTCAGAAATCTCCGCCACCACGATTGGAACTGCTATTATAACGAGAATTACACGCTGTCATATAGCGAGCATATCAAAGTGCGCTGACAGGGCGTGCATACCGCCGCAACGATTATTTAAGGCCCGATCGTTTCTTGTCCTTTTTTGCGGAGTCTAGGATGCCGTCCCCCAACAAATCCAAAGCTGCACCTGCTGGGGAAAACTTATTGCCCACGGGTATGCTTATAACTTTCGCTATACCGCCAAGCAGCTCTTTTCCGGCAATGGTGCCGACTTCCTTTCTATCCTCTTCCGGCATCGTGTTGTTGGAGTCATTAAGTAAATTATTTCCGTTGTGTTTATATTCACGATCGTACTGTTGCATATACCGCTCATAAGCTTTGTTATCTGCGGCGTTTTGTTTCGCAGCGGCTTTTTTTGCCTTTTTTTGAGCCTCTCGCCTTTTTTCCGCCGTGCCATTTAATATTTCTTCAGCAACTTTTAAGCTCGACAAGAATCCCTTTTGAAAAACATTTAAGTCCTCGTTACTGGCGACCTGAATAGACGGGCCAAACACGGTTTGGGATTTCAGCCCCCAGCCTGGGGGCGTGTCCAACGGACCCGCACCAAAAAGTTCGCTTTCCGTCTGCCCGCCGGGGATAACGGTGCCGTCCAAGGGTAGGCCGCGTCTCTGTTGAAGCGTTTTGATGGCATCGACCATCGCCGTGCCGGGGTATCCGGTGGCGTGTTTCGGGTCCAGCGTGCCTTGCGCGACCAAGGCGGATTGCGCCTTCGCTACGTCGGCGGGGTTATTTGTACCCTGCTGGCCGACGGTACCCGACAGAGGTTGCTCACCCACGTCGGCGGCCTTTTGGTCTTGGGTTCGGGACGTAGATGTAGGGGCAGATTTGACCGTGCTCCACGCCGCTTTGCGGGCCTCGGCGGCGGTCATTCCAGCGGGGCGGTTTGCGGGCTGGTTTTTCGGTTTGCTCATCTCGCTCAAATAGTCATTCACGCGTTGCCGAGTAATGGTGTTCGTTCGTTTGGCCTGGGCCGCACCGCTTAGTTGCGCCTGCGTATAGGTGCGGGCGTTCGGCGCGGCCTGAGGCGATTGGCGGGCCTTTTCCGCCGCCTGTTGGGCCTTGGCTTGTTGAGCGGCTTGCTTCGCTTGGTGCGCCTGGAATGCTCTGACGTTTTTTGCCTGCTGGGCCGGGGTGGCGGACCCGGTCATGCCAGGGGGCGTGCCGGCTAATTTGTTCGGTCGGCTACTTGACACCGAGAGCGCAGAGGTTGCTTTTTGAGAAGGCTGTGCGGTCGGTGCAAGCGTTGGTGCGGCGGCGCTAGGCACGGTTTGCGGTGCTTGTTCTGTCACTGCGTTGGCGCGGATTGCGCTCGGTTCATCTTCCGCTAGACGAGCACCGATGGCGGGGTCCGGGGCCTTAGTTGATAACAACCCTGAGCTTTTGTTGTGTTGATCTTTCTGGCTCAATGTTGCGGTGCGCGCCGCGTCAACCTGAATCCCGGCCTTATGAAGTGCCGAGGGGCTATAACTTCCACCACCGGGACCATACTGTCCCCCGCGCACATAATCTTGGGCTGCGCGGCGTTTCGATGAACCTGCAGCAATAGCCTTGGCATTATGGCCATTATACTCATTGGCCGCCGCCTTGGCATTGCGCACATCATGTGCACTATGGGCATAGCTTATTTTTCCATCCACCTCGACACCGGGCACGTCTCCGCTAAATATATTGCCAAGATCTTCCATCATGTTACCGAGGAGGCTGGGATTACTAACGGCTTTTTTTGCTGTGCCGGTTTTGTCATTTTCGCTACTGCTACCCATTTTTCATGTTTCCAATTCTTCCATGTTTCGCAAATCGCACCCACGCCGCACCCGGTAGGATGGCGTACGGGAGGGTTGCGAATATATTTCTGAGGTGCCGGTGCAGGTCTCGAGCGTCGCCGTGGGGCGCGATGAAGTCCATAATCACGAGGCTTTCGCCCGCACGCCAATCGCCGGGTTGTATGTTGTAATCACCGACAAGAAAGGCATTGGCCTTATCTTGTGTCATCCACGCCCACGATGCCCAGGCCACCAGTTTCCTCTTTCGTTCGATGCCTATGTGCTGGCCGAGATGGAGGGGCGGCACGATGCAACGCAACATGGTGTCCACCGTATAGGCGCGGTGATGGGGGGAGAGGTGCATCAGATGCAACACCGGCTCTAACATGGACTCGTCCTTTAAAAAAAATGCCGCGGGCGTTTGTTCAGGAAAGCAACAAACGCCCGCGGGCAAAAAGCGGGAGCCGCGGTTTTCACGCGCTCACCGCTCAACAGGCGCGGCTCTCTTTCTGAGGGAGGGAAAGGGCCGCGCCGTCTGGCACCCGGTGTTCTACCGGGCGGCATACACGTCGAAAGCGGTTACTGCACGCCTTCGGGATACAGCGTACGAAAGCCGTCACGCACACGCGCGACATACGCGGGATCGCGCTCGCGCCAATAGCGCGGATCGGACATCATGCGTTTCAACTCCGCCTCGTTGTTGCCGTCTACGGGTTGGGCGCCTGAATTCAGACCCGGCTCGCGATTTTGCATCATTTCGTGAATGGCGATGACGCCTTCCGACGAACTGGCCAGAGTTTCGAACACATTAGTACCCAAGTTAGCCTCACCCCACGCGCGCAATTGCGGACGCAATGCTTCGAAGCGATCAGTGCCACCAAAGTGCTGCACCAGGGCGTCAACTTGACGGGCATCGTCGGCATCTTGGGTGATTTGCTGCACCATCGGCATCAAGCGTTCGGCGGCCAGGTCATAGACCACCTGGGCTTGAGCATTGGAGAAGCCTTCGTCAAACATGCGCTGATTAGCGATGTCGTCAATGCCCAACAAGTCGTCAACGTCGAGCTGATAATCGGTCGGGCTGGCGGGTCGGTCGGCAGCGCCCGGTGCGCCTTTCATGCGTTCGAGTTCTCGGTACGAGCGCGCCAGATGCTCAACACGCACCTCGCCGGTTTGGTCGTCCCAGAATTTTGTCGGCAACCATGCGGGTGCTGTGAGGTTCGAGTTTTGGTCAGCCATTGTGATCTCCATTTCTAGTGTCATTTAAGGTGGGGGGATTTAGCCGCCGCTGCGGCCACGTTCGAATTGCGCTGATATGTAAGCCACCAACTGGCGCTGGCCTTCCACGTGACGGAGCATGTCCGCCGACGCATCCGGCCCTAAGGCGCGGTCTAGCGTGATCGCACGCAGGTGCTTGATGACTTTTTCACCGTCCGGCCCGGAAAAGCACCGGGCATAGGCAAGGCGAAGGTCGCGCCCTAAATCGGGCAAATCGGCCTGTGCGCCGGTGGCCGTGGCCGGACCGTTATCACGGTCAAACCACGACCAGCCTTTACGCGCCTCAGACACGGGGAACGTTCCTGGCGGTGCCACTCAGATTTGTCGGCAGTGGGTTTGCGGGACCGCTTGGCGGCCTAGCGGCGTCGAGCGGCGAGATGGCGTTGCCCAGTGCTGTGTCCGGGACGACCGTGTGTTGTGTGTCAGCACCTAGTGTCGGCACGGTTTTTTGCAGGGCCAGCGCGGGCGGAACTGTCCCTGCTTTTGTGGCATCCTCTAAGGCTTTCGCCAGTTCTTTTTCGGACAGCACCAATTCGTCCGGCACGCCGAACGCTCGCGCCAGCCAACGCGCCGTGCGCGGTCCGTTGATGACCGACAGTGTGCTTACGCCCAGGCTGTTGACCGTACTCAGCCACGCCAGCGTATTTTGCGCATCTTCTTTGGCCTGCCGCCGAGCCAGTGGCGAGCGGTAGTCGATATCGATGGTGCGCCCGTCGATGGACACCTGAGGCACCTCGCCACGACGACGTAAGATGGTCATGGCGCGGTGCACAAGCGGCGTCAAAAGTTCCGACTGCAACCGGCCATAGGTGGCACCCAGCACACGAGCGGTGTCGGCGGAGCGTTCCAGCACTTCGGTGGCGCTCATCTTGCCGCCTTGCACGGGGCCTAACTTATCGACCATCAACGATCCACGAATGCGCAGCCGCAGGCTTTCGAGAATGATGCTGGAGGTATCGAAGCGGGCCGGAGATTCCAACGGTGTCAGACCTTTCGATCCGACCGCTTTCGGGATGATGGCACCCGGCACCAATTTGACCGTGGCGGGGTTGAGCACGCCGTCATCTTCGGCCTGCCAAATACCCGTCACCGCGATGGAGGCGTTTTTCAAGATGAGTTCAACCACCTTGTTGGCAGTTTTGATGTCGGGCAAAGCCTTCATCACCGGCGAGCGGCCATAGATTTCTCCGGGGGCCTTGATCCAGCGGAAATTAAGGAACGGCGAGCTTTCAAAGCGTCCTTCGGCAAGCTTCGTTGCTTCGTTCACGATACCCGCCGACGGCTCGGCCACCGCCATATAGGCGTACCCCTTGTCGTCGGGAATAACCGCTTCGATGATGTCGATGCGCGGCTCTTCACAACCCGAGGCGTTGGTTTCAGAGCCAATGCGAGGGGCGCTGGGGTAGCGTTTTTTAAGCTCACGCGGGGTCAGTTGCAAGCGGCGCAAGGTGCCGTCAAGGCGTCCACCGGCGCTGTCTTCAAACACTACATCAAACAGCGGCACGGCCGTAAAGCGAAAGGCCGAGGCTTCGCCCAAGGGGCTTTCTTCTAACATCAGGCACGCCGTGCCTGCCGTCACCAGGTCTAAAAAGCATTGGTGAATTTCAATGGCGAAGTTGGACCGATCAAAATTGGATTGAATCGTTTGAGCGATCTTTTCCAACTTCGGTGCGATTTTCTCGACGTCGTCTTCTTTGACTTCGGATCCGGGCATCAGGCCCACCCACTTAGACCACGGCGGCGTTAGGTTGGCGAGTAGGCTTGCCGCCAACTGGTCCACCGCGTCGGGTGCGGTGCCGTCAAACAGCTTGTCGGCCGTCTTGGCCCCTGACTGGCTTTTGGTGGCGCGCAATGGCAAGGCAAAGTCGTAGCATTCGTTCCAATGCGATTCCCACATGCGGCGGCGATCCTTGGCGCGCTGATAGGTTTGGATCACGTGTTCGGGGGTAAGCGTGGGGATGGGATCGTTCATGTTCATTCTCCCAACAAAGTCTTCTTGTGCGGGGCGTTGGCGTTTTGGCGCACCAAGCCTCTGTCACTGGTGGCGACCGTACCGGAACGGCCACGCCGGCGGCGATCGACCGCGTCTAGGCGCGCTTGTCGGTCTTCGGCGCCATAGTCTGGCAACGGTGCAGGTGTCGGCATTGCGGGTGGTGCCGACGGGTTGCTCAAAATTCCGCCCATGATTTAGGTCTCCCTTTTTGCGATCCATAAAAAAAAAGCCCGGGAAGCTTTCCCGGGCGGCTGTAAATTGTTTTGATGTGCTGATGTGCCTTGGACGCAGCTGTCCCGTTCGTTAAGAGGATTTATATCCTAACTTCCCCGCACAGTCAAGGATTATTTTCTCTTTTTTGTCATTTTTTATAAAATTATAGAGCTGCCATGGGGTTAGAACCCAGCCTTCGTGCAGGCCCAACGCCCGTTTCACCGCCTCGACGCAGGTAAAAGGCCGCCACGGCAACACCTCTGCGGTAAGGGAGCGGACATGGGTTTCCACCACCGTAAAGCCCTGTTGAGAGAGCCAAGCGCGGATGGTTTCCTCATCGTGTAGGGGCCAGAGGGCGATTTGTGTGGCGTTGGACAAGGGATTGTACAGCACCCATCCACCCTCGGCATCACATCCCGGCACACCCTGCCCCGGGCTTTCGATCACCACAAAGCAGTGACGAAACCCGGCGCGCAACAGCCGCAACCACGGCAATTCCGCCTGACCACTAAAGGCCACCAGCGCACGCCGCGCGGGCATGCGGGGCTCTGGGTTATCAGCCGCACGTGTTGCGTTGCTGCTCGTCATGGCGCACGATTCCTCGCGATTTCAAAATTGTCGTCAGGCGGTCCAGGGCCTCGTCCCACAGGCACACGGCGCGTTCTTCTTCACGCACACGGGGGTCTGGCGGACATTCACGCCAGCCAAACTGCGCCAGAATTCGTAGGTGTTCGTCGCGAATGAGGCGCCGTCGGTGCAGCCCCATGACGAAGCGGTACATATCGTCGGGATCACACGGCCTCGTTTCCGCCGAATACACATCGATCAGATGCGCCCCCTCGCGCCGGGCGCGTTCGGCGCGCACATACCAAAACCACGCCTCCTCCGCGTCCACAAAAGGAACCATGCGTTTAAGGGGCATGGGCTTACGGATGAAACGTTGTTTGTCCATGGGGTATCCTTGCTCATATGTTCTGCTTATGTTCTTTTATAGAGATATATATTCCTTTGTCAAGGAATGTGTGGCTATTTGTTCCTAGTGACATTTTTTCGCAGAACTATGATAATAGTCCCATGTTGAAGCATAACGACGTCTGGAAAGCGGTGGATCGGTTGGCGGCGGCCTATGGGCTGTCGGCGTCTGGCCTTGCGCGCAAGTCTGGACTGGATCCCACCACGTTCAACAAATCCAAACGCACCACCCGCGAGGGCAAGCTGCGCTGGCCATCAACGGAAAGTGTGTCCAAGATCCTCGCCGCCACCGGGGCGGACCTCCAGGAATTTGTCGCCTACATCGAAAACGGCGAACGGTCCGCACCCCGCAATGTGCCGCTCATCGGCTTTGCCCAGGCGGGTGCTGAAGGATATTTTGATGACGCGGGTTATCCCACCGGCGGCAGTTGGGACGAGATTTCGTTCCCCGGCTCCACCGACCCCCACGCCTTCGCCCTGGAAATTTCCGGCGACAGCATGGAACCGGTGTTTCGCGACGGCGACACCGTGGTTGTATCGCCCGAAGCGGGGGTGCGCCGCGGCGACCGGGTGGTGGTGAAAACCATGGATGGTGAAGTGATGTGCAAGGTGCTGAAACGCAAATCGGCACAGCGGATCGAACTCAGCTCGTTCAACCCCGCCCACAAAGACCGCGAAATGCCCTTAAGCGACGTCGACTGGATCGCGCGCATCGTTTGGGCGGCGCAGTAA